CGGCTTATGCTGAAATGTATGAAGAACGAACTGGTACATCAATAGATCAGATTGTTATTTTAGTAGTAACAGAAGACGGTGAAGTACAAGAGTTTGTTAAGGATAAAAAAGATTACTTACCTCTATTGACAGAATCAATAGTGGCATTTAATAACACAATAAAAATATGAGACCTCATTGGACGAGTGGATTTAGTGAGGATTTAAAAAGGACATTAAGGAGTTTGAATATGAATGTATGGGAAATACCAAATATAGATTTTAAATGTAGGGAAGGTGGCGAATGGGTTACTAAGAATACAGATAATTTTTTTAGAGGTAAAAAAGTAGTACTATTCTCTCTACCTGGTGCATTTACACCAACATGTTCAGAGTTTCAATTGCCTGGTTATGAGGCAAACTATGATAAGTTTAAAGAAAAAGGTATCGATGAGATATATTGTATATCAGTTAACGATGCTTTTGTTATGAACGCATGGGCGAAAGATCAGAATATCGAAAAAGTAAAAATGTTACCAGACGGATCAGGTAAGTTTACTAGAGGAATGGGAATGTTAGTAGAAAAAGATGACAAAGGATTCGGATATAGGTCTTGGCGATATGCAGCTATTATTGATGACGGTAAAGTTGTAGATTTTTTTGAAGAGCCTGGTCATTCAGATAATTGCGTGTCAGACCCATTTGAGGTTAGTGACGCAGGGTATGTGTTAAATACTCTAAAATAAACCTTGACATTTTAATCCAATTAGTATAAGATACATGTATAGTTTGTTGATACTTTAATAATCAACATAGAGGACATGGGGGCAGTACCCATCGCCTCCACCTGACTATATCAAAAGTGTAGTTTGGTGGGGGCGAACTAGGATCGACTCGTGTTAGGAATTAAAGGGTAGAACTATCGAGTGACTTCGTTATCGGTCAACTTTTAAATGCAAACTTAAACTTTGCAATGGCAGCTTAATCCTAGCGGGTTAAATGTCGGAGTTTTGTGGTTGTACTTGGCAACAGAAACAGCCACATTATAACCTGACGGGCCGTTAGTGTAGTGGTTAACACGCTGCCCTGTCACGGCAGAGATCATGGGTCCGAATCCCATACGGCCCGCCAGATTATAAAGGACTAAATAATGGCAATTACACCTATGGACATTTTTCAAAAGACACCAAAGAACTTTTCACTAGAGATAGAGAAGATGGCATCTGAGAAGAACATTACACACTTTGATGCTGTTTTACATTATTGTGAAGTTAATGAGGTGGAAGTTGAAACAGTATCAAAATTAATTACCAAAGCATTAAAGTCAAAAATAGAAGCAAACGCAAGAGAATTAAGATTATTAAACTCAGATAAAGAGGGGCACGGCAAACTACCGATTGATTAATGGAAGCTGCAGAAGTATATCTAACATATTGTTCAATAAAGGCACACTTCTCTAGAAAAAAATATGATTATCATAAATTTAATGGAAAGACAAGTGCTAAGAAAGCATCATTCTATAAAAGAAAAGATAGAATATTCTTTGCTAGGATAGCAAGAAAATATAAGAGTAAAAAAGATATTGAAGATTTTATTGTAGCAAATTTTCTAGCAACTAAAAATGGATATGTTGGAAAATTTAATGAAGACAATTATATTGCATGGAAAAAAAGAACAGAAGCATTAACATATAATTTCATTAATGAACTGACTCCATATATGGATAAGTTTGAAGAGTTATTTAAATGGGATGATAATCATCCTTTATTATTAAAGGAGTATTTGGGTAAAAGAATATCAATTGAGTCTATGGTTATACTACAAGAATTAGTAAATTATATGAAAAATTGGGATGATAAAGATTTAATATGGAAAGATCACAAATTATTAATAGAAAAATACAAAAACTTCTTGACAATCGACACGAAAGGGTGTAAGATGAAGCTTATGAAAGTGATTCAAAAATGATACATTATGTCTATGGAAATGGTGAATCTAGAAAAGGATTCGGAGTAGCAAGATTTAATGGTGTATCTTGGGGTTGTAATGCAGTTTACCGAGATACGCAAGTTGATAATTTAGTCGTAATGGATTATGGAATGCAAGGTGAAGTTATACAATCTGGTTATGCAAAAATAAATCAATGTTATTTTGCAGATTGGAATATGATACCATCTGAAATGAAAACAGAATTTACAAAAGACTTTGATCCAAAACAAGTTAAAGAGTTTGGAACTGACAAAGGTGTTTGTGTCATCAATGGTAAAAAAGTAGAAACAAAACCAGCAAGTGGTGAGACAATAGAAGAATTAGAAGACCTTAAAGCAAGGTCTGAAAAAGAATCTGGTCTTTATATCATCTACCCCGATGAAAAAGACTTGATACAACCAATAACTGACCCTAAAGAGTGGTCTGCTGGATCAACAGCAGTACACCTTGCATGTCAAGATAATGGTTGTGAAGAAGTGTATATGTTTGGATTTGATTTATCAAAATTTGATAGAACAAAGAATATAAATAACATATACAAGGGTACGGATAACTACCTACCTGAGTACTGCAAAGGCACATTGCCACATGAGTGGCGTAAACAGTTATATTTGACTTTTAGAGAGTTTTCTAATATCAAGTTTAATTGGATTGGTCATGATCTTGACGAAGATTTTTTATTTGTCAAAGATAGTGCAATCAAAGAATGTGCTAATGTAGAATTTAAAACATACGATAACATACGATTATAAACGATCACATAAGGAGATAAATCATGAGTATCGAAACAATCAGGTCTAAGAATAGCTTAGACAAATTACTTGGAGCTGTCGCATCAGAGAAAGCACCATTAGAAAAAAAATCATATACAGACGAGAGAATATGGAAAGGCGAGTTAGATAAATCTGGTAACGGTTATGCTGTTCTTAGATTTCTACCTGCTGTTCATGGTGAGGAATTGCCATGGGTAAAAATGTATTCTCATGCGTTTCAAGGTCCAACAGGTCAATGGTATATAGAAAACTCTAGAACTACCATCAACCAAAAAGACCCTGTGTCTGAGTACAACTCTAAACTTTGGAATACAGGTATAGAGTCTGATAAAGAAATAGCAAGAAAACAAAAGAGAAAGTTATCATACTACTCTAACATCTATGTTGTTTCTGATCCTAAACACCCAGAAAACGAAGGTAAGGTTTTCTTATTCAAATATGGTAAGAAAATTTATGATAAACTTTTGGCTGCAATGCAACCAGAGTTTCAAGACGAATCACCTGTCAATCCATTTGACCCATTTAGTGGTGCGAACTTTAAATTAAAGATTCGTAAAGTAGATGGTTATTGGAACTATGACAAGTCTGAGTTTGAAGCACCTTCTAAATTGGACGAGGATGAATCAAAAGTGGAAGAAATATGCCAAAAGGCTTATGGATTAGCTGAGTTTACGCAAAAATCTAATTTTAAATCTTATGAAGAACTTCAAAAGAGAATGGATATTGTGTTGTCAGGTACCACTAAAGTAGGTAATGTTCAAGAACAAATCAAGGAAGTGAAGACAGAATCAGTAAATAATTCTGCCCCACAAGATATAGTGCCTCCTAAAGAGGATGACACTATGAGTTATTTTGAGAAACTTGCAAATAGTTAATATAAAATAACCCTTGACAATGAACACTATTTCGTGTTATATTGGACAAACTATAAACAAAGAAAGAAAAGAATAACTTTTCTTTAAATTAGTCAAAGGAGACTTAATATCATGGGTAGACAAATACTATCAAAAACTACTAAGATCAGAAACCTTTTCAATAAAGGTAATGATGTTACTTGGAAAACTCTAAGAAACACATTTGATCTAAAATCTCCAGCTGCAATGGTTGGAAAATTGAGAAACGAAGGTTTAATGATTTATGAAAATAGATCATCTAAAGGCGTTTCATACAGAGTTGGTACACCATCTAAAGCGATTATCGCTGCAGGTATCAACAAAGTATTCGGCAAACAAGTTGGATACGCAAGCTAATTTTTAGATTAGTAGTAAATTAAATTAGGGCGCTTCGGCGCCCTTTTTTTTATCTTGATAAATGAACAATTCCTTTATTAGTGCCTTTTGGCTCTACTAAAGTAGCTTCATTCTCTTTTGCTTTAGGATGTGAATCTTTACATGCAGACATAATAACTTCATGTTTATTTGTTACCACATTAAACATATGTCTCAACGCAGTAATTAAATATTTACCTGATTCATGTTCATCAATATAACCACCTTCTTTATTTTTAGCATCTGGTTTGGTAAACATGAATGTTTGTCCACAAGCCAGGGCAGTATTACCATTAACTTTCATATTTCTTTGTAGTGTAGTTGATAATTCTATCATTTTTGCTATTCTATGTTGTATTGATTTATTTTTATCATTTGGAGCATATGAATAAGATTCTGTTGTTGAATTATAGTGTTGAGCATCACCACCTGTTTCTGCATCTTTTAAAGTTGTATTTAAATGTATTTTTGAGTTTGGAAAATCAGCAATAGTTCTACCTTCGTCATCTATTGGAGTTTCAACATAGATAGGATTGTCTATATTTTTATCTTCATCATTAATTCTATTAAACTTTTTAAACTCTTCAAAATAATTGTATTCTTTATTAGTAATTGTTTTACCAAAGATATCTAATTCTTGTAATTTACTTGCTAACAAACCACTAATAATATTTTTAAACATATCATTGTTACCAGTATTATCATCTGATATAACTGTACGATATTCTTTCTCTATATCTTTTACTTTTGATCCAGCATCTTGATATTCACCTGGTGATCCTAAATTAAACTCACTTTTAGTTGGCTCTGCATATAAACTTTGTAATGTTCTGAAATGATATCCTTTAGTATTTTCAAAAA